ATGAAAAAAATCATTCTCTCTTTACTACTACTGGCAAGTTCAGGGGCCGCGCTGGCAGCGCCACAGGTCATCACCGTCAGCCGTTTTGAGGTTGGCAAAGATAAGTGGGCGTTTAATCGGGAAGAGGTGATGCTGACCTGCCGTGCAGGTAACGCGTTGTATGTCATCAATCCCAGCACGCTGGTGCAATATCCATTGAATGATGTTGCCAGAAAACAGGTTGAGAGCGGCAAAACCACGGCGAAGCCGATTGAGATTATCCAGATTGATGACCCGACGAAACCTGGCGAAAAAATGAGTCTGGCACCGTTTGTGGAGCGCGCAGAAAAGCTCTGTTAATTGTCAGATGTAGCGTTATGATTTCCAATAAAAAAACCGCAGGATCTCACAGAAGAACTTGCGGTTTTTGCATTTGGTCGTGTGACGAACTGCCTTTTTTTCCGGCCACTTTAGCCGCGGACTGGAAAACCTGGCGCTGTCATCTATTCTTAAATGGCAGGGTAACTTAGCCTGCATTAATGCCAACTTTTAGCGCACGGCTCTCTCCCAAGAGCCATTTCCCTGGACCGAATACAGGAATCGTATTCGGTCTCTTTTTATATTTTTGTTTTCATTGGGTTTTTTCGGCGTTCTCACGAAATCCCACGAAAATTACTCGAAATTTCCATATCCTGTCTAAACCATAACATATTCTGCACCACGTGCGTCCAGGTATTTTTTGGTCATTGTCAAATTTTTATGCCCGAGTAAACGTTGCGAGAATTCCTCCCCGCGTTCTTTTTCATACAGTCTGCCGGCCTGGCTTCTGATCTCATGGTAAGTAGGAGGGTTCGGTCCAAATTTTATTGTCGTCGCATCCCTTACATTCGAAAATGCCTGGGTCAATCCATCAGGGGTCAGTGGCCCCGGCTTTCTGCCACCGCGTCTGACTGGCGAGAAAAGCATAAAATCTGATGGATTATTGATTCGGCATCGCTCAATCACCTCTCCCAATTCCAGGCCAGCAACTTCCAATCTTAAATCGAGTGGAATCGACAGCTTGTGGCCCGTCTTCTCCTGCGTAACAAATAGTCTGCCATCTTTTATATCGCTAAACCGAAACATAGAAATGTCCTCGCAGCGCTGTCCTGTAACCAAAGCAAGATCGCAAGCGTTAGGCAACCATTCAGAGTGTGAAGCAGCTGCCGCGCGGATAACAATAAAATGCTCGAGCAGTAAACGTTCACGCTTCACTTTGGGCGTCGGCGTTCTTGTCGGCTCTGCCGGGTTCCTTTCAATATGCCCCTCGACAATCGCTTCCCTGAAAATATCCAATAATACCGAACGTAATCCTGAGGCCATGCTCTTCTTATCACAGATTATGTAACTCTCAAGGAAAGTAGATATGTCCTTCGTGCTGACCGCCGATAGCGGCATACGTCCGAATTCATCACTGATAGTGGCGATCTGATTACGCCTGACCTTCATCGTGTTGGGCTTCAATTCTCTTCGCGCAAGAATTACTTCATAGCGCTCGAGCCACGCTTTCACCGTAAAGGTTGGTGTTTCCTTTATGCGGTCCAGCAGCGCTGATGGAAGGTAATTCTGTTCGATGTAGTTATTAGCCTCAATGGCCTGAGAAATGGCGTCCTTTCTGTCGATCCGGCCACCCGAGACCAGCGATTTACTGCAATCGAAAATCAAACTCGGTGCCGTGCTGGTGGCCGAGTTCCGGCAGGTACGCAACCCAGCCTTTCACCGTCGCTTCTTCGCGTTACTCAATCTCTGTTTCGAATACTGGGAACCCACTGGCGGGGCGATCTCCTCCAACGAACGCAAGCTGGTAACCGGCTATGCCAAGTTCCTTGCCTCATTCGCTGGAAGTGAAGCCGCACTCCTGGATGCTGCCGAGCAATACTTGGATCGAATCGCTGACAGGCGTGCAGGCAGTATCAGTGTCTGCAAATCTTTTGACGCTTACCGTTCATGGGTAATTGTCGAATCCGGCCACTACGACGCGATACAACTGCCTGACGGCACCCTTCGCAAACATCCCCGAAGTATTGCCTTTGCCAACATGGACGAAGCCGAGTTCCAGCAGCTGTACAAAGCCGCGCTCGATGTTCTGTGGCGCTGGGTATTGTCCCGGTCATTTAAGGACCAGCGTGAAGCGGAAAATTCCGCATCGCAGCTCATGAGCTTTGCGGGGTGATGGCGATGAAAAATTCCTGGTTTCACCATCATGAATGCACAACCGAGCAGGCCGACGAGCTTGTGGCCAGTTATCGCCGCCGCGGAGCCACGGTAGAACGCAGCCTGAATCGCGACAACATAACCTGGACTGTCAGCGTGCAGTTGCCGGAAAGCGAGAAAGCGCCGCGCCCGAGTAAGGTCTGGCAAAACAGGACGTGGGGTTGAGTATGGCTAAGTTACCGCGCCGTAAGTGCGCCAACAAAGAATGCCGCCAGTGGTTCCATCCGGCACGCGATACGCAGACCGTGTGCGGTTATGAGTGCGCCAGCGCCGTCGGGAAAGAGCAGACCAGAAAAGCCCGTGAAGATGCGCAGCGTAAGGAGTCTGCCAAACAGCGCGCTTCAGAGAAGAAAGAACGAGCAGCCTGGCGCCAGCGCAAAGCTGCTGTGAAACCGTTGAAGCACTGGGAAGATTTAACCCAGCGCGTCGTCAATGACTACATCCGCGAGCGTGATGCCGTTCTGCCATGCATCAGTTGCGGGACGTTCGAAACCGTCCAGTGGGAAGCCGGGTATTACCAATCGCGAGGTAAGGCATCACATCTCCGCTATCACGAAGACAATATCAATAAACAATGCCACCACTGCAACGTGCAGCTGTCGGGCAATCAGCAGCAGTACCGTCTTGGGCTTATAGAGAAAATTGGGGCTGAGCGCGTCGAGGCGCTCGAAAGCAATAACACCCCGCACCGATACACCATCGAAGAACTCGAAGCCATCAGGAAGCGCTACAGCGCGCTTCGCCGTGGGTTAATTAAGAGCAGGGAGGCTGCATGACATTCGAATCTTATTTTGCCGATCACCTCCGTGTTCGCTGGCAACGATTGCGCTTATACCACTTTCCCGGCTCAGTGCTGACGGACTACCGGATACTGAAGAACTACATCAAAACTATAGGCGGTGCTGTATGAACACTCAATTTCTCGAATATGTGCGCCAGCAACTGATAGTGGCCACCGCCGATTTAAGTGGTGCGACGAAAGGGCAGTTGATGGCCTGGCTTGAGAACGCACAGTTCGATACTGGAACGTTTAAACGTAAAAAGCCTCGATTGCTGGATGAAGTGACCGGGAAAATGATTACGCTGGATAATCCACCGATACCGGGCAAACAGTCGCATGCCAAGGGATCACATATCCCCCTGGTACAGCCGGTTGAATACTCCACAGCTTCGTGGCGCCGCGCGCTAATGTCACTCGAAGAACATCAGAAGGCTTGGCTGCTATGGAGCTACAGTGAAAACACCGGTTGGGACAATCAGGTCGCCATAACACGCTGGGCTTGGGATCAGTTCAGCCAACAGCTGGAAGGGAAGCGAGTAGCGAAGAAGACGATAGACCGTTTGCGCCAGCTAATGTGGCTTGCTGCGCAGGATGTGAAACGCGCGTTATCCGGGAAGGAGCCGTATCAGTATGGCGATCTGGCTGCGCTGGTTGGCGTTAACAAAATAAACTGGTCTCAGAATTACGTGGAACATTACGATGCAATGATTAGCCTTTATAGGGGGCTCGACTCCAAGGCGTTACTTCATGTTTCGCGATCACGTTCACAACAAAAGGCAGTAAATTGTCGGCAAAGTATTGCATAAATGAACTAATTAGCATATATTTCGTGTAAATTTGATATCGTCGCCATATATTTGATTGTCGACAAACTTAAATCCCCACTAGTGTGGGGATTTTTTGCATTAATGAGCACCAAAATAGAAATGCAGGCACTCTTCGTCATCTGGGGAAAGCAGGATTTCTAAAATTATTTCTAACATCCTAACCCAATTTTCGTAAGCTACATCTCTTGGCAATAGAAGCTCATAGGGAATATTAGGGTTGGCATTTAGCATTTTTTCAGCTAGGTTCTTAGCGGCATTTAAATATTTAAAATTATCTGTAAAGCTTCCCTTGTCGTGTCTGGAACCATCAACATTCCATGCAACGCCATTATTTTTGTTGTTTTTCTTCCAGATGTGTATGTGGCGCTTTGTTCGTGCGCCCTCATTTTCTGGATCAATTCGATAGTACAATTTAGTATCAGGATCGTAATTGGTGATGGCATGTAAAACGCCTGCAGGCTGATCCGACAGAGTTACAACTGCCTTCAGGATAAAATCATCCTCGTTGAAGGTATCGAGCTCATCAAACATCTATTATTCCTTTTTATTTTGCTGGGGTAAAAGATCTAGCAATTGATTGATCATATTAAGGTACGTGACATGCAAAATTCTAGCTAGCCCCAAATTTCCTTCTGAACAATCCAGCAAGTATTTTTCATTTACATTTTCATCACACACAGCGCCATCCGAAAAATCGGAGGTGAGGCTATGTCCAGAATGAGCACCATTTACAGCAGACTTTCATATGGGACAGGCACCACGCTGACCGGTTGCGGTGTATCAGCGAAGGCATATGCCGAAACAGCTAAAACAGCAAAAGAGGTGTCCTGGATGTTGGCCGACAGAATTGCAGGGTTAAGCCTGAGCGACTGGGCAATTATTGTCGGTATCGCATGCACTGTTATCACTTGTGCAGTGAACTGGTATTACAGGAAAAAGGAAAGGGAGGACCGGCTTAATGGCAATGCCACCAAAGATGAAGAATAAACTGAGCGCGGCGGTTGTTGGTTTGATTCTTGCCGGGGCTTCCGCCCCCGTGATTCTCGATCAGTTTCTGGATGAGAAAGAGGGTAACAGCCTGACAGCGTATCTCGACGGCGGCGGAATCTGGACCATTTGCCGTGGTGCCACGATGGTGGAAGGTAAGCCAGTAGTTCAGGGCATGAAGCTGTCTGCTGAGAAATGCGCCCAGGTGAATGCCATTGAGCGTGATAACGCGCTGGCGTGGGTTGAGCGAAATATCAAGGTACCACTGACCGAACCACAGAAAGCCGGGATCGCATCTTTCTGCCCATATAACATCGGCCCCGGAAAATGTTTCCCATCTACGTTCTATAAGCGAATAAATGCTGGCGACCGTGAAGGCGCCTGTGAAGCAATCCGCTGGTGGATTAAAGACGGCGGCCGCGATTGTCGTCTGACCAAAGGCCAGAAAAATGGCTGTTATGGTCAGGTAGAACGACGAGACCAGGAAAGCGCGCTGGCGTGCTGGGGGATAGACCGGTAACAAGTCAACTAACCAATAAAGCTATTTAGTCCAGATACTCGGAAATTTCTATTAAATTTTGATCAGGGTCGCGTACATATATTGAACGTATCGTTCCCATGGCCCCTGTCCGGTTCACCGGGCCCTCAGCAATTATGATGTTATTTTTACGAAAAATATTCATACATTCTTCAAGGGGGCGGGATGTAATAAAACACAAATCAAGTGAGCCCGGCATTGGTTTCAGTGCCTTAGGTTCAAACTCTTTTCCTTGTATGTGCAGATTAATTTTCTGGTTGCCAAATAAAAAGGCTTTACGACCGTCCCCAAAGGTTTGAAGGCGCATACCAAGAATACTGACATAAAAAAGTGTTGAAGCTTCTTCATTGGCTGTAGTTAAAACCAGATGATCGAGACGGCTAATCATTATATCTCCAGAATAATTATGTATTCGCAGGTCGTTAATTAACATAAGTGAAACATGTCGTCCGTGATGGCTCTCGCGATACGGTATTAAGATTAAAGTGAGGGATGATGATCGTTGCTGTGGAGTTAGTAAAAAAATACTGGAAATCGGTTGTGATTATAGTGCTGGCTCTTAGTGTGTTTATCGCTGGAAACGTATGGAGCAATCGCGGCTGGGAAAAAAAGTGGGCGGAACGTGACCGCGCGGAATCATCGTAAGCAGCGAACGCGCAGACCGCAGCCCGCCTGGACGCCGCAAAGCACACCTCAGATCTTGCCGCTGCCGTCAGAAGCAAAACAGCCGGAGCCGACGCCGCAGTGCTCGCCGACATGCTCGGACGCCTTGCAGAAGAAGCTCGATATTATGCTGAGCGATCTGACGAAAGCTACCGGGCTGGAATGACATGTGAGCGTGTTTACGACTCAGTGAGAGAGTCAAACAACAAGCCTATAGCCTCGCAATAGCGGGGCTTTTTAACAACTGAGGAATAAGCATGACAGTATTTCTTACAGCTAAGCAGATTGAAGACCTGGCAGCCTTCGCGAAAGAAGATGGTCAGCCCCAATACACCATCACAACTGGGATAATCCCTGAATTCGAAGCGAATGATGGAGAGGTCATCCCTGAATATACGGGGCTGATCGCCTACTCAGAGTCACTGGAGCACGGTGTGTTACAACTCGACGACTAGCGGAATTACAGCAGACATTCACTGAGTGCCAGTGGTTACTCTATGCGTTATTATCTCCTCAAACTATATGAAGGGGATAGATTGTGGGAACGTTAACCATCGCAGCAATAGCATTATTTATCGGTATCTGGCATGAAATAAATCGATTTCCTGCAGCGGGTAAAAGCATATTATCTCTACAGCAAGAAGTTATGGATCTCAAAGACGAAAATGAGAATTTGAGAGCAGAAATTGATGCTTTAAAAGACGAGCTATTAGATATATCTAACCAGATAGAGCGAATAAAAGATCCTGAGTATTACGCCTTGTTAGATGCTGGTGATGGGCATGGCTTGTATGAACTTGAAAAATCACGAGGTGAAATATAATAGCCGCCTCAGGGCGTTTTTTAGCCACCTCCATGAGCAGGCTCATCGTAATGGCTATATCCCCACAAGTGGATAATAAGTCGGATATCCTTACATGGGGATAAAGAGTCACTCAATGTCCGACATCTACCGAATCACGTTAACCACTTCAGGGGGGCTCGTGAAGATGGCACTTGGGTATACCCCGAGCCGGATGAGGTGCTGAAGTTATAGTGCGCGCTGAAATCACTCCTTAACGAAGTGTAAGCAGAATTCTTTGGTGCACATCATCCTGCCACTGATTCTTTAGACTGATCACGGTGCCAAGAAGTTATTAACTAAACTTTTCATCACCTCGTTGCGCGTAGTTTCATTCTCAAATTCAAAGAAATTCTCTAATTTTCTCTGTGCATCTTCTAGGTTTGATGCACTGAAATTAGCGGTTTTAGTATGAGAAATTTTCTCGCCTTCTAATACCGAGATGTTAAAGCTAATTCTGCGAAGGGCGCTATCTTTCTTTGTGTCAAATGTTACATAGATAGTGTGGCTGTCAAATTCTTTGACCATCATTTTCATAGAAAAAATCACTCACATGTTGGAAATCATGGCACTCACTGCAAAACAAGACATGTTTTGCCGCGAGTACCTCATCGATTTAAACGCTACGCAAGCGGCTATTCGGGCGGGGTACAGCGTCAAAACTACAAACCGAATTGCCGCTAAGTTGTTGTCAAAAGTTGACATCCAAAACAGAATCGCCGAACTCAAAGCGAAGCGCAACGAAGTTGTGGGTATTGATGCTGATTATGTGCTCCAGCGCTTAGTTGAGATAGACCAGATGGACGTTCTGGACATTCTCAATGACGACGGCAGCCTGAAGCCGATCAGCCTTTGGCCCAAGTCGTGGCGAACGACACTCACCGGGTTGGATATCAGTACCACCGTTCAGAACTTCGACGAGGAGACGGCGGAAACCATCCTTAAGAAGGTGAAGTGGCCGGATAAGGTCAAGAACCTTGAGCTGCTCGGCAAGCACATCAAGGTGCAGGCATTCAAGGAGCAGGTCGAACAGAAGGTTATAGCGACCCACAATGTCATGCTGGTTCCGACCAGCGATAACGTTGACGAATGGGAAGCTGCAGCACAGAAGCAACAGAGCGAGGTTCTTGGTGGATGAATTACAAAGCCGTCTGGAAACCTTTGCCGGGGTCGCAGTCACTTTCCCTGTCATGCCCGTGTAACGAAATCCTCTACGAGGGAACGCGAGGGCCGGGTAAAACTGCCGCTCAGTTAGCGCGCTTCCGTCGTCTCGTTGGCCTGGGCTATGGCTCGTTCTGGCGTGGCGTGATATTCGATACCGAGTATAAAAACCTCACCGACATCATCACCCAGTCAAAGCGCATGTATCGCCTGTTCAACGATGGAGCCCGGTATCTGGCCTCAGCATCTGAGCTGCGCTGGGTGTGGCCGACTGGTGAGGAGCTGCTGTTCCGCTTCGGGAAAGAAGAGGGGGACTACTGGGACTATCACGGTCTGGAGTTCCCGTTTATCGGATTCAACGAACTAACCAAGCAGCAATCGGCAGAATTCTACGAAATGATGTTCTCCTGTCGACGCTCGTCGTTCAGGCCGGAAAACTATCCGCGGGATGATGGCTCGTTACTAAAGCCGATCCCGCTGGAGACATTCAGCACGACGAACCCGTTTGGCATCGGCCATACCTGGGTGAAGAAACGCTTCATCGAGCCCGCCCCCCGCGGCACCATCATTCGCGAGACACAAAAGGTGTTTAACCCGCAGACCGAGCGGGAAGAGGATGTAATGCTTACCCGTGTAGCGATTCATGGCTCGTTCAAAGAGAACCCGTATCTGGATCCCCAGTACATCGCAACGCTGATGGCAATCAACGACCCGAACCGGCGCAAAGCCTGGGTATCGAATGCGACCCGGCGCCAGGCTACATGGTCATCATGCAGGTTGAATCCGGTAAGTGGAATCACGCGGGAGTCATCACCGAAGAAGGTGAACTGCTCCACCACCTTTACGGCCAGCCATCCTGCGTCACGCTGTATGCGCGCGGCTACTTCAAAGACCGGACGATGATCTGCGTCCGCCATAAAAATTTGCCAAAGGAGATTCAACCATGGCGCGGTTAACCACAATTCGCCTTTACGGCGCACTGGGTGCAAGGTTTGGACGCGTGCATAAGTTGGCGGTGCAGACCTCAGCGGAGGCCGTGAAGGCGCTCTGTATCAATCTGGATGGGCTTGAAAGCTATCTTTTGAACGCCAAAAAGAATGGTATGACGTTCGCGGTATTTCGCGGCAGGCGCAACATTGGCGCGGATGATTTTAAGAACCTAGCCGGAAGCACCGATATTCGCATAGCACCCGTGATGGAAGGGGCAAAAAAAGCGGGTTTGTTCCAGACAATATTGGGTGCTGTCATGGTTGTGGCGGGCATCGTCGTCACGGGCATGACGTTCGGTTCAGCAGGTGTCATTGGCGCGGGAATGGTCTCCGCTGGTATCGGAATGATGGCTGGTGGGATTTACCAGATGTTTTCGCCCCAGCCCAAAGGACTACAGGGGCGAGACGATCCTGACAATAAACCCTCATATGCCTTCGGTGGCTCGGTGAATACCCTTGCGATGGGTAACCCGGTCGCGCTTCTTTATGGTGAGCGCGAGATTGGCGGCGCCATCATCAGTGCTGGCATAGTCGCTGAAGATATCTGAAAACTCCCTTCTGAATATCAAGCACCCAATTGGGGGCTTTTTTTATGGATGTAATATGGAAGCGATTACTGGTGCAAAAGGTGGCAGCCAGAAGCAACACACGCCTGTAAAGCAGCCGGATAGTGCACAGTCTATGGCGCGCTGCCGCATGCTGCTTGCGCTCGGAGAAGGTGAGTTTGCTGGTGGCCTGGATGCGACCCGGATATTCCTGGACGGTACGCCGTTGGGAAACCCCGACGGAACGATGAATTTTGAGAACGTTTCCTGGGAATTTCGACCGGGCACACAGACCCAGACACCGATTCCGGGTTTTCCCGCAGTCGAGAACGAAACTACGGTTGGCGTATCGCTGACGAAAGTCACCCCATGGACTAGAACTATCAGCAATACCCAGATCGACGCCGTATTAGTACGAGTTGGCATTCCTGGCCTTCAGCAGCAGGAAAACGATGGGGATATTGTCGGCACTACGGTTCAGTACCATATCGATCTGGCGGTGGACGGTGGTACGTACAGCACAGTGATGACCAAGACGATCACGGAGAAACTGAGTTCGCTTTATGAACTGACGCACCGCATCATTTTGCCTAAAGCCACAACCGGTTGGCAGATACGCGTAGTTCGCGACACCTCCGACAGCACCAGTCAGATGTTGCAGAACAAAACCCAGGTACAGGCTATCACTGAAGTGATTGACGCACGCCTGCGTTATCCACATACCGCACTGCTGTATGTGTCATTCAACGCAAAGTCATTCAGCAATATCCCTAAGATTTCTTGTAAACCTAAGGGGCGGGTAATCCGTATCCCTCAGAACTACGATCCGATTGCACGCACTTATAACGGTACATGGGACGGTACATTCAAATGGGGATGGACGAATAATCCTGCATGGATCTGGTTCGATATTCTTACTGAACCTCGCTTCGGCCTGGGTCGCAGGGTTACGCCAGCGATGCTCAATAAATGGGAGTTATATCGTATTGCCCAGCGCTGCGATCAGAAGAAACTGGATGGAAAAGGGGGCAGCGGTACCGAGCCTCGCTTTATGTTTGACGTTTATATCCAGGCTCAGGCTGATGCCTGGCTGGTGATTAAGGATATTGCGGCAGGTTTTAACGGCATGACATTCTGGGGCAACAACATGTTCAATGTTGTCTCTGATATGCCAGCGGATACGTCAAAGCTTCAGATACTCACCCGCGCCTCGGTTGTTGGTAAGCCAACGTACTCTAGTGGAAGTGAAAAGAACCGCTATAGCTCAGCGCTGATTAACTTTAGTGACCCGGATAACCACTATCAGGATCGAACTACTGCAGTGATGTTTCCCGATCTGGTTAAGCAGTTTAAGTTTAAGCAGACTCAGCTAACCGCGATTGGCTGCACACGTGAAAGCGAAGCTCAGCGCCGAGGTGGTTGGGCAGTGTACTCCAATTCTCTGGACCGTATTATCACTGTCCAGACGGGACTTGATGGCTTCGCTTATGTGCCGGGGACCGTATTTGCGTTTGCAGATGAGCGGCTGTCTGGGCGTGTCTATGGTGGACGTATTACTGATTACGATGCAGGGTTGAAGTCAGTAACTACCGATCGCGGCACGAGTGCGGTGGCGGGTGATACGCTGATGATTCGTACCCAGGGCGGTACCGTTGAGAGCAGAACCATTCAGGCGGTTAACGGCCAGCAACTGATACTGGCAACTGCCTTTACCGCTGAGCCACAACCTAATGCCATTTTTGTTATCGATGCGGGCCAGTTGCGCCTCCAGTATTTCCGCGTAACCAATCTGACATTCAACGATGACGAGAACACCTACAGTATCACCGGTGCAGAGTACAACGGCGCGAAATACGATGCCGTTGATAACAATGCCCGGCTGGATACGCCACCGACCAGTCTGATTCTTACAGGTCTGGTGGGGCAACCGATGAACATCACGATCAGCAGCTATGATTCAGTTCGCTAGGGGCAGCGTATCGCTACCATGGTTGCGAGTTGGGATGCGCCATTAGATAAACACGGTAAATCTCAGACAGATATCGTCGCGTATCAGGCACAGTGGAAACGCGGTGATAATGAGTGGATCAATATCCCCGAAACAGGTCTGCGCAATATAGAGGTCGCCGGGATTTTCTCTGGTGATTATCTTGTGCGAGTCCGTGCCATTAATTCTGCTGGTGCTTCCAGTCTATGGTCCTCTTCTGTCTTGACTCATCTCACAGGACGTACTGGGGATGTTCCAAAACCGATTGGTCTGCGTACCACGGCAATTAACTGGGGTATTCAGATTGACTGGTCTTTCCCGGCAGATACCGGAGACACCCTCCAGACCGAACTGCAGTATTCAGTTAATGGTAGCGGGGATAATCCTCTGTTGCTTGCTGGAGTTCCTTACCCGCAACACACATACACCCAACTGGGTTTGAAGGCTGGTCAGGAGTTCTGGTACCGGGCTCGTCTGGTCGACCGTATCGGCAACCAGAGTGACTGGACCGACTGGATTCGTGGTGAATCCAACGCGAATGCTGACGACTACCTGGGCGATATTGCCGATGATTTTCTGACGTCTGCCGATGGTGACCGCCTGACAAGCGACATTGATACCAATCTGGAAGCTGCGTTGCAGAATGCGCTGGCCAACCATGGAACGGCGGAACACCAGTGGGCGCAGTACGGCGAAGTGCGCGCGGATATTCTGGTGGTTAAAACGACCATTGCAGATGTTGATAAAGCGATGGCTGAAATGTCCACTCAGGTGCAGGCGCAGTTCAATAATGTAACTGCCGCGCTGGAAGATAAGCTCACCGCAGTGGTTGATGCCTCCGGAGCATCTGCGATTTACACCCTCAAAACCGGAGTACGGATTAATGGTGTGATGTATAACGCAGGGATGTCGATCGCGGTGCTGGCAGAAGCGGGTAAGCCGGTAGTCACCCGTGTCGGGTTTAACGCCAATCAGTTCGTCCTGATGAGTGGCAGCGGTGATACGCAATATTCACCGTTTGCGGTGGTCAATGGTCAGGTATTTATCAGCGATGCGTTTATTCAGAATGCGAGTATTACCAGTGCGAAAATAAAGGATGCTGCCATTACGAATGCCAAAATTTCAGGCTCTGTATGGTCTGAAGGGTACAAAGTTACCAACCAGGGAGGGTGGTGTTTATCGAAATCTGACAATAATTTGTCTTTTACCGGGCCAACAGGACGGTTGCTTGTGCAGGTAGGCAAGCTTACGGGGGTAGCGCCTAATGTCTGATTATGGTTTTGCTTCATGGGATGCCAGTGGCGTCCCAAATAACTACGGCGTTAAGCCAGTAAGCCTGGTAGGCAAAATAGATTTAAATGAGGGTCAGAAATCTGGCTCATATTCATTTACTGTGCCTGCCGGATTCAAGCTGGGCTATATGGTCGGCATTTCACCATCATTTGATAATTACCAGGCAGGGCGAAGAACAATCAGTGTGAGTGGCAATGCTATCGTTATCGGGAGTGCCGGTGATAATTCCATCGGCACTAACGTATATGTGGCAGACAAAACCCAGGTAGTTGTATTTCTGGAGAAAGCCTGATGGATTACGGGATAATGATAGTTAATGATGCAGGCAATCCATTCATTACACCACAGTCTGTTCCCATATCGCTTTACTCGAAAGGTTCTGCTAACTCTGTAAAACTGAGTTCAGGTAACAGTAGTGCAACAGTAACGCTGCCGAGGCCAAATAACTGGGGGCTGTGATTCCGTTTGCCTATACGACGCAGCCATGTGCCCTGAAGACATCTGTTGATGCAAATAATAATCTGGTTGTGACTGCAATCAATATCCTGGCCGCATCGTTCACTTTGTCTGTTTTTTGGTTTACTGAGTTTACCCCCACACTTCCTGATTATGGTTTTGCATCCTGGAATGCTGCCGGGGATTTGGTTTTCACTAATGAGATGAAGGTACTCACGGACGTTCAGACTTTGGGTAATCCGGCCTCAGATACGGATTCCGGGATAACGCTGGATAAAACGCTGAGCGGACGGTTTGCCGTAATCCTACAAATGACAGGCGTTATTCACTGGAGGAATACCGTGGCGGGGAACATTGTGCAGATACCCAACGGGTTCTCAGCCTATTTCAATGGGAGCACCACCAGAGTGAACAGCCAAGCATATATTTTTACAGGCGGTAGTGGCTGGGTTCAGGCTGGTTACAGCAATAACGCAAGGGCAGCAATTGTTCTTGATGTATCGAAGTATCTATAGCCTCAGTTTCGTCTTCACAAAATATCAATTCATTCTATCGAATAATATCCGGAGTCATTATGTCCGCAGGAACACTCACTCTGACGAATAACTCTGCTGCTGTTTCCGGTAGCGGAACTGCATTTACCACAGAACTTGCATCTGGTGACTTTATTGTCGTTACAGTCGGCGGTATTCCTTACACCCTCCCGGTTAAGACCGTCAACAGCAATACATCATTGACACTGGTCAGCAATTTCACCGGGCCAACACAATCTGGTGCGGCCTGGTCGGCGGTTCCTCGATTGGCGCTTAATATGGTTACCGCCGCCCTGGTGGCTCAGAGTGCCGAAGCGCTGCGCGGGCTGAACTATGACAAACAGAACTGGCAGCAGGTATTCAGTGGTACGGGAAATATCACGGTTAAACTGCCGGATGGAACTTCTTACACCGGGCCTGCGTGGGGTGGAATTGCAACCACACTCGTCGGAAAAGCAGATAAAACAGATCTTGATAGCTATGCAAAAAAAGGAGCGAACAGTGACATCACTTCTCTTGGCGGATTGAGAACACCACTCAGTATTGCGCAGGGTGGCACGGGGCAATCTTCTACCGACCTGTATTGTAATGCTAACGGCGTTTTATACGCACCAGCGGGAATGACTGACTGGGGGCATTCGGGCAGCACAATGTTCGCAAGAGCATTTACTGGCGGCACTAACTCAGCTACTGGTAACGTAATGATGGGTTTGAACATTCCGCATTCAGGCTCTCCTCATGACTACGTTTTTCAGATTGGAGGCAGAGGTAACAGTTTTTATTCCAGATGTAAAGAAAGCGGTACGTGGGGGAACTGGGTAGGGTTGACCGTATATGCCATATCAGACGAAACGATGAAAAACATTAAAGGTAATCTTAATGTTGAAGGCTCTCTTGGTAACATTAATAGAATGGAATTCAAGATTTTTTCATATTTATCGGATGGGCCTGACAGAAGCTATAGAAGAGGCGTTATATCACAGCAAATCAGAAAAATTGACCGGGAGTACACCAAGGAAATCGACGGGCTGTTGTGCCTGGATGAAACGCTAATGCTTTTGGATGGTCTGGCGGCTATTCAGGCGCTTACCCGCCGCGATCGGCTAAACAAGGACAGGATTGCCAGTCTTGAAACTGAGGTTTCAGAGCTTAAATCGTCAGTCCATGCGCTATTGAGTTTGGCGGCAACATCATAACATTATATTTCCAGACAACTTAAACGCTTACGGGCAAAGCAGCTTAACAGCTTGAGATGTGAATTGATGCCGCAACCACGCCGTATGCAAGAGCATGGCTGCGACCGACTGGCGAACGTTCGATAGTGCGAGTATTGAATGATTGCCAGTCACGGCGGATTGTACTTAAGCAATATGACGGTTCAAGACGTTTAATCTGAAACCAGCCACATATCAGCCTCTTCAAACATTTCCTGAACAGTACGGCTTATCTGTTCCTTCTCATGCTTGCTGGCGTCAGTATTGATCGCCGGCAGCGTCATCATCGGTTTTACCCGAACATCAGCATCGGGGAAGATCCGGTGAACCCTCTTAGTCAATTCGCCCAGAATGATATCTTTTGCACCGGGCAGACCATCAAAATTCCTTTTGTCATAAACGAGTTCCACGAACATTGATTATTGCTTCCTTGCTGGATGTATATACAGTATATGTGCTGTGTTTTTATTCGGTATTCAAGAGAGGGTGTAAACATGGGCTTTCCTTCACCTGCGGCAGATTATGTTGAAACACGAATCTCCCTCGATCAGCAGCTAATCAGCCATCCCGCAGCGACTTATTTAATGCGGGCATCGAGTTCGCATTTCAGGGAAGGGATACTCCAGGGGGCGCTGCTTGTTGTGGATGCGTCACTTTCTCCCTGTGATGGCTCGCTGCTGATATGCGCGATAGACGGGGAATTCAGGATCAAGCGATATCGGACTCAACCGGAACTACTCCTGATAATTATGGAGAACGGGAGGTGCTATCAAAAGATTATAATGACTGCACAGTTATGTAATCATATAACTGTTAAAAAGGGTAACTTCGCATCAGTATGAGTCGCTTGCTGATATTGTAAGGTAGAGTGTGTTGTGGATGCAATATATAAATATTTGCATCCACAGGTTTATTATTCTACAAATTAGATTTGATTTGTGCTTCTCATTAATGGGTGGTTAATTATTATTCTAGCAAATTTCACAAAATATTTTTCAATGGTGTAGTAAAGTATGGTAGATATAAAAATGGAAGTTAATAAGATGAGGTATAAATTAGAAAACCCATGATTTTTTGAATACAATGTTCCTGCAAATACCCCAGTAGGTAATACTCTCAGGACAAGAGCATGAGTCAGATATAATGAGTATGAAATATTGCCAAAATAATTTAAGAGCATTGAATGATTAATCTTGTGTGTTTTTTCAAAAAGAACTAATGACAACAACAGAAATGCCGCATAGACTCCGCAATTAAGCGGCCCATGCCCTCCATTGTAACCTGTGAAATAAAAGTATGAAAAAAGAACCATTGATACTATCATTACTATTCTTATGGTATTGTTGTTTAGGTTTATCTTGGTTGAAGCGTATATTTTATAAATGACAATACCAATAACAAACTCAAAAAACATAGGTGAGGAGAAAACCCGGATTATTTGTAATGCAATGTTATAATTCTGATTTGGACTAAAGATTACACTGGCATATCCGCTGAAATTCATGCTACCATTAAAATAAATGTTTGTGCCTAATACAATAGAGGCAATGAACAGCATGCAAATATATCCTCTATACTTCCAAGATAGAGATAGTGATATGTAGAAAAGTATGTAGAATATTATCTCAAACATCAATGTCCATGCTGTAAATATAAGAGAATATCCAAACCACGGTGCAGCGCCAGATAAATTTAGATTTATAAAAAATAATGATTTTATTACAGAGAGATCAATCGGCTTGTTTTGAATGAAAACTAAAAAAAATAAACAAATCAAATAAACCGGGTAAATTCTAAAGAGCCTTTTTATGATGAACGAAAAAGATGATTTGTCTTTTTCAGTGGATAACATTATAACAAAACCACTTATCATAAAAAATAAATCTACACCAATGTAGCCATTTCCAAATAACAAGTCCCCTAAATTATTTTGAACATATACATTATTGATTTCACCTCTTGCATGGTAAAGCACTACTAATAATGAGGCAATGCCTCTTAAATACTGTAAAGATAATAGCATGTGTGCACTCTAGATACGTTAATATCGAACCTTGTTAGTTTATCATGTTTTGTGAACATATGTCTAATAATTAATTAGTTATCTTGATGATTTAATTATTGATGATTTATATTTAGACAATTATACAACGAAAACCTCTCCCATAATTAAGTTACTTATCTGTAATTCTGGTTAAGGGTATATTTTGAGGGCCGATTTTCTGCAATAGTAGATACCTAGATTGGTTAACGCTTAACATATCAGTGATATGGAGGTTGACAACCTGGCGGGAGAATTCTTATCAGTGTTTGATTTTTTCGAGTATGGAATAAAAGTGAAGAAGATTTTTTTTATTTATATATTACCACCAGCTGGCAGCTACTCTGGAAATGTACTAAGTTGATAATTAAAAATGGTGGAGTGCTAGAAGATGAATACTTGAGTTAAGTGGGAGTCATTGGCGTAACCACGCTTTTTTACCCGGATGAGTGATGATGGTTTTTCGACTGTAAAATCATAGTAGGATTTAGGCGTTTTTCCCTCTGATTATTCTCATTTCTAACAGTTCATGTCACTGAGTGCCTAATAACCTTAATGATCATAAGATAGACCCCGAGGATTTCCCGACGACACCACGAAACCAATGCCAACTAATTGATCTTAAAAGGATGCAATAGTAAGTATTAGGAGGTGTTTTTTAGTGGGTTTTTGGTTTTAACTTATTGAATTTTATAATTTATTACGTTTTAAGTTGTAAACAGGAATCGTATTCGGTCTCTTTTTATGTGGTGAATGCCATGCCATCCAGGGCCAAACACTGCGTATCACAGGCTGTATTCTGCGTAAACCATACCATACTCTGCCCCTTGATCGTCCAGGATTTTTTGCAGCCATTGCTAAAATTATAACCAGGTCTCAATGTGCTCAGGAGGTTGCATGGCACAGCCTGACAATATCTACCAACGAATCGAAGGTTCACACTGGCGTCACGTCTGGGTCGTGGGGGATCTCCACGGTTGCTTCTCTTTATTAATGGTGAGATTGCGGCAGTGCCGGTTTGATCCCCGGCAAGATCTGCTGGTTTCGGTGGGTGATGTTATTGACCGTGGGCCTGACAGTCTGCGTTGCCTGCGCCTGCTGCGTAAAAGCTGGATTGTGGCAGTCAGGGGCAATCATGAGCAGATGGCGTTGGATGCACTGGCGACGGGGGAGCAACATTTGTGGTTTATGAACGGCGGCGCGTGGTTTGCTCACGCGGATCAGTCTGCGGCAAGATTAGCACTGAAAGCGTGTCGAAAGTTACCCTGGATTCTGGAACTACGCTGCCGGAGTGGCATACACGTTGTTGCTCATGCAGATTACCCGGATGATGATTACCAGTGGCAAAAAGAGGTCGATTTACAGCGGGTGCTGTGGGATCGTACGCGGTTGATGAACAAAGGTAACGGCATACGTGGTGCGGATCACTTTTGGTTTGGTCATACGCCACTGCGGCATCGCTTGGATCGTGACAATCTGCACTATATTGATACCGGTGCGGTATTTGGCGGCGAATTAACGCTGGTGCAATTGCAATAATCAGAAATCGCTGTATTCCTGGGCTGGACGCCAAAAGCTGTCGATGTAATCGTCCGCAGGCAAACATCCGCCGTTACGAATGCGCTGATCGTCCATCGATACAAGGCATTGCTGCTCAGTTTTGTAGACATCAACCACGATATCTTCACAACCGCCGTCTAGGTAGCACACAAAAAGAACCAGCGTGAACAT